GGTATTGAATGTATTCCAACAGAGAAGAGTCCTATGGAAGATCTCATGTCAAACCTTCCAGACCTTGATGTGATACCTGCTTTAGAAAGATAACCTATGAAACTTTTAGATACCTTTGCAGGTATCGGTGGCTTTAGCTACGCTGCTGAAAAACTTGTAGGTGGTTTTGAAACAACTCAGTTTATAGAAATCAACCCTTACTGCCAAAAAATTCTTAACAAACATTGGTCACACGTTCCCATCCATGACGACATCACAACATTTACAGCTAAATCTGGAGAGTTTGACATCATTACAGGAGGATTTCCCTGCCAAGACATATCAGTTGCAGGTCTTCAAAAAGGTATTACCAAAGAAACCAGATCAGGTTTATTTTACGAACTCATCAGAGTCATACGCATGGTACGACCAAAATACGTTGTCTTGGAAAACGTGGCAGCGATCCTTAATAGAGGGTTGGACATCGTTCTCAGGGAACTTTACGAAGCAGGGTATGATGCAGAATGGGCAGTTATATCAGCAAGTTCTTTGGGAGCCTGTCATCAAAGAAGCAGATGGTGGCTCGTTGCCTACACCAACGACTATGGATCATCTTCCACAGAGATCAGTGGACTCGATGATAAAACAGACAAGGATTCATCGCAAAGGACGAACCAAATTAGCAAATCTTCGAGAAGCAGTGAATCCACAAACAGTAGAACTTTTCAATCATCTACAAACTCTACCGACTCCAACAGCAAGAGATCACAAAGACGGCTGTTACAATTCAACAAAGAACTGCAAGAAACAAGACACATTAGGCAGAAAGATACACTTAGTTCTCCCAACACCAACAGCACACGAACACAAAGCGACAGGTCAGGACAACCCGAATCAGTTTGGTCAAATGCTTTCTTCAATAGCAAGGAGAGGAGAACTCTCAGAAGAGACTGGACAAGATATGTTTCTGAACCCTGCCTTTGTAGAGGAGATGATGGGTTACGAGGTCGGATGGACCGACTTAAAGCATTAGGTAATTCTGTTGTGCCACAGGTAGCTGCCATTCCTCTTCAACGAGTAAAAGATCTTTATGCAACCGCTTCCTGAAAAACTACAAGACTTTAGATATTTTCTAATCATTACTTGGCGACATCTTAACCTACCTGACCCCACACCAGTTCAATTAGACATTGCTGAGTATTTACAGTACGGACCTCGTAGAAAGATCATACAAGCCTTTAGAGGAGTGGGTAAGAGTTGGATAACTTCTACCTATGTCGTGTGGAAACTACGGATGAATCCACAACTGAAGTTCCTCGTTGTCTCTGCAAGTAAAGACAGAGCAGATAATTTCTCTACATTCACCATGCGTCTTATCAATGAGATGCCAATATTAGCTCCATTACGTCCAGAAGACACTCAGAGAAACTCAAAGATAAGTTTTGATGTTGGGCCTGCATCTGCTGATCATGCCCCTTCAGTAAAGTCGCAGGGTGTTTTAGGACAGATGGCTGGTAGTAGAGCAGATGAAGTAATTGCTGATGATGTGGAAGTACCTAATAACAGCTTTACTCAACCGATGAGAGACAAATTATCAGAAGCTGTTAAAGAATTTGATGCAATCTTAAAACCTAACGGTAAAATTACCTTTTTAGGAACACCACAAACAGAACAATCTCTATACCTAACACTAGAAGAAAGAGGATATACAACACGCATCTGGACTGCACGTTATCCAGAACTTAAAAACAATTACGGAGATAGACTTGCTCCTAAGTTGGCTCAAAGACTATCAGAAGAGCTTGTAAAGCCTAAAGATCCTGTTGACCCAGAAAGATTCTCATCAATAGATCTCATGGAACGTGAAGCGTCCTATGGACGTTCTGGGTTCTCTCTGCAGTTCATGCTCGACACTAGCCTTAGTGATCAAGACCGTTACCCTCTCAAACTATCAGATCTCATTATCAGTAGTGTTAACCCTGATCATGCACCAGAAAAGGTCATATGGTCTTCATCACCCGAATACGTAATCAAAGAATTACCTTGTGTAGGGTTTAATGGAGACCATTTCTACAGACCTGCACAGCAATTTGGTGATTGGATTGAATATACAGGCTCAGTTATGTTCATTGACCCCTCTGGTAAGGGTAGAGATGCCACAGGATACGCTGTTGTAAAGATGCTTAATGGTAACCTCTACGTTCCTGATGCTGGTGGACTAAACGGAGGATACTCTGACGCTGTATTAACAACATTATCCAAGATAGCTAAGACAAATAAAGTAAATACCATACTCGTTGAATCAAATATGGGTGGTGGTATGTTCGCTGAACTCTTAAAACCTTTTCTTCTTCGTTATCACCCCTGCGAAGTACAAGACGTACGCAATACAAAGACTAAAGAACTAAGAATAATAGATACCCTTGAACCTGTTATGAACTCTCACAGACTAATAATAGACCGCAAGGTAGTGGAAAAAGACTATAGATCTAATCCTAACGAAGCTCCAGAACGTAAATTAAAACTTCAACTCTTCTATCAAATGTCTCGCATAACAAAACATAGAGGTTCTCTAGTACACGATGACATCCTTGATGCTCTATCAGGAGCAGTTGCCTACTGGACGGAATATATGAACCAGGATGAAGACAGAAACATTAAATCCAGAAAGGATGAACTGCTAAGAGTTCACTTAGATAACTGGGGGTCATACCTAAATAACACCGTCACTCAAACTGCACTAGGATTAACACCCACTCAGATAAGTAATTCTAATGGAAATACCGATGGATTTATAAGTAACGCTTATTAGGTCGTACTTGTAGATAAATAACACCTTTTTTTTATGAAAGGGGGGGACTATAGGGGGGGATAGCGACCATAGATTCCCAAAGTAATTAAAGACCTAAAATAAGATAGTCAATAGATGCAAATAAGCAGAAAATAAGCAGATGATAGTTGTTAATAGTTAATACATTAGACTATCCACCCACGGCATTCTTCAATAAAATATATTCATAGGTACTTATACAACCTATAGGCCTCTATAAGACTCTTCTGGGCAGTCTTATAGAGGTTCTTATAGTTTCTTATAGTTAACCTTTAAGTTATCTTATAGGTACTACTAAAAAGTTTTTGACTCAAAAATTTGAAGGGTTTACGCATATATACAAAAACAAAAATCCCCCCTTGTATGTAGACTTTTTGTGTGGATTCTTACTATAACTACAGTCTTTTTATTGCAGTACTGTCCTAGAGACAGTTCTACAGGTTAGTCATAGATAGGGTTCTAGGAGTTTTGGACACAATAATGGACAATTTGGACACAAAAAATAGAACATAGGAGGTATATAGGGAGTCTATTGTTACAAAGTGTTAAGAATTTGTTATTTTATTTTATCGATGCCCACCACTTAGTAATACTGATAATCAGTACTAGTTATCTAATAGTTAACTAATAGATAGTCAGTACTAAGCCCAGAACCTTTAAAAAATTATGTCAGCTTATCTTACATCTAATGATGTCTTAAATGCTTTATCAACATTCTTTGGTGATTGTTATTCCAGGGATGGTTATAACGCTAGAACTGTTTTAGAGAACTGTGTATTTAATTCTATGAGAGCTAAATACCCAGAAGAGGATTATGAAACATTAAGAACAGATGCAGCAACAGTTGTGTCTATTGAATACAAAGCCAACTATTCAGAATATAAAAACTTAACGTGGTCTTATCTTTGTTATGTTCATTTACT